ACGCTCAGGTGTCCTGTGGCGTCATTGATGACCAAGCGCGTATCGCCTTCCCGGCTGATCTATGCCAGATTCTTCATAACAACTGCGTCTGGTCTCGGTTCCCGCTGGCAGATGGCACTTACCGCACCACTACCACGATCGCCCATCAGAAGGAACCCGGCTGGCTGATCGCTGCCCTTGACGCATGGCAGGAGGCTCGCCAATGACGACCCGCTATGGCCTCGCCCGCCACGCCATCGCCTCGATCATGTTCGCCAGCCTCATGCTATGGCTGGTGAGTATCCCGTGGGGCGAACCGATCCAAGAGGGCACGCAGTACGACGTCGCTGTCGGCTTCGTGGACACCGACCCGCCCACCACAGTCGAGGCGCCCAAGGTGACCACGGCCTCGAGCGCCCCGACCACCACCATCATCGCACCCTCCACCACACCACCCGCCACCGCACCGCCAGGCGACTGGCAATGCCCCGACGCCATCGCCGCCGCCATCACCGTCGGATGGCCGGCCGACGAGCTCGCCACCCTCGACGCCATCATCTGGAGAGAATCCCGATGCGACCCGAACGCCTACAACGGCCGCAACCTCGACCGCTCCTACGGCTACCTCCAGATCAACACCAAAGGCGGCCTCTGGCCCGACCGGCGTGACCTCTGCTCACTCGGCGTACCGCCCGACCTCTGGGACCCTCACATCAACCTGCGGTGCGGCCTCATCCTCTGGCGCCGCTCCAACTGGAGCCCCTGGGGCGGTGCGTTGTGACCCTTCTCACCGCCTGGGCGCTCGGCGTCCTCTCCCTCGCCGTCATCCTCCACATCGACGCATGGCTCCACCGCTACCGCCACCGCCGGCGCATCGAACGAATCCAGGCGGCCAACTACCGCACCGTCGCGCTCCGCTGGCTCGAGGAATCCGTCGCTAAGTACCCCGACGACATCCCCCGAGGCGGCCGGCCATGATCGTCAGAAGCCCAAGGCCCGACCGAGGCTTCACCATCCTCGACAACCTCACACTCCGCGACCCTCGCCTGTCATGGAAGGCGCGCGGCCTCCTCGCGTTCCTGCTCTCCATGCCGGACAACTGGCGTACCAACTCCGACCACCTCGTTCACAACGGCCCCGACGGCCGTGACAGCGTCCGAGCTGGCCTCCGAGAGCTTGAGGCCGCCGGCTACCTCGAGCGCCGCAAGGTGCGCTCCGAGGCCGGCCGGTGGTCGAGCGAGGTGGTGATCTACGACCGGCCCCGTCATCCACAGGCTGTGGAGCGTCTAGCGGCCACCACGACGGATTATCCGGCGTCGGAGAGTCAGGCCCTAGAAGAAGTACCTATGAAGAAGGACTTAGAAAAAGACCTAGAGAGATACCCGAGACTCTGCCCAGGATGTAACGGCCTCGGCATGGCCGAGAGCCATGGCACCGTGGCGCTATGCCCAATGTGCCACGGCGGACGGGTGGTCCTTGAGTGAGCTACTCCAAGACGTACCGCCAGAACCGTCTCATCGTGCTCCAAGGCAACCCCATCTGCGCTATGTGCGGTAAGCGCAAGGCCACCACCGTCGACCACATCCAGCCGGTCAGCCAGGGAGGAGGGGACGAACTATCGAACCTCAGGCCAGCGTGCGGGAAATGTAACTACGGAGCCGGAGCCAAGCTCGGGAACCAAATGAGAACCACGCAGAAGAAGAGGCGAGCGGCCGGCATGGAGGAGGCCGCCTCCAAGGTCGAGCGCCTCGAGGCGAAGGCCGAAGCGTTTTTTACGGGCAACAGTGGACCCCGAGCAGCCCCTTCCCAAATCTCTCTCGGAACGGACGCATCCGACCGCATCGAGCCCGACGGCGCGATCTTCGGCCGCACCGAGCCCCGGCTCTGGACGCCACGCACCGGCTGGCCGTCGTATGGGGCCGAGGCCGCCGACACCTACGCGCAGGTGCTCCGCCGGCCGCTCTGGCCGTGGCAGACACTCGCCGTCGAGGGGATGCTCTCCTACCGTGACACCACGCTCGGCACCGAGCTGGCGTCGCCCATCGCTCTCACCACCGTCGCACGCCAGCAGGGCAAGACTGAGGTGATGAAGGCGCTCATTCTCTGGGCGCTCCTCCGATGGCCGGCGCACCGCTCCGAGCCTGTCACCGTGCTCTCCGCCGCTCACACCATGAAACTCGCCGAGTCGATCTTTCGGCCGCTCATCCCGACCATGAAAGACGTCCTCGGTGCCAGCGTCTACACCTCGGCCGGCCGACTCGAAGCCCACTTCCCGAACGGGTCCCAATGGCACGTTGTCGCCAGCAACACCTCCGCCGGCCACGGCTTCTCCCCCGCCCTCGTCTGCCTTGACGAGATTTGGCGCATCTCCGACGAGGTCATCTCCAACGGCTTCCTCCCCGCGCAACGCGCGCAACGCTCTCCGCTCCTCGCCATGTTCTCCACGGCCGGCGACTCCAACTCGGCCGCGTTCCTCCGCTACCGGCAAGCGGCGCTCCAAGCCATCCAGAATGGCACCCTCGACATCTACCTCAACGAGTGGAGCCCACCCGACGGCAACCTCGAGGACCCCGAGCTCTGGCTCTACGCCAACCCGAGCATCGGCCACAATCCGGCCCTCACCCTTGACGGCCTCGAGCAGCGGGCTCGCACTTCGAGCCGCGCCGAGTTCCTCCGCTCCTATCTCAACGTATGGGTGGCGTCCGCCCAAGGATGGCTCGACACCGGCGTCTGGCAGGCCGCCCGCTACGACGGCGACGTCCCGCCGGCCGCCTGGGTGGCCGTCGACTCCAGCCCCGACGAGTCCCGCTACAGCGCCGTCGCGGCGCACCGCCTCGAGGACGGCACCGTCATCCTCGACGTTCCGTTCACCGTCAGCACCGAGGCCGAGCTCTGGCGTCAGCTCCTCGAGTGGATGCCGGCCACCTGCTGGCTCGCCGTCACCCCGACCCTCGAGCTCCACACACCTCACTCACTCCGGCGGCGCACCAGGCGAGTCGGCTACGGCGAGATCGCCGCCTGGACGTCGGAAGTGCGGTCCGCTATCGGAGAGGGCCGAGTCCGTCACCTCGGCGACGCCGCCCTCGCCGATCACATGAGCCGCGCCGTAGCGCAACGCACCGAGCGAGGCATCTCGCTCTCCACGAAAGCGTCGGCCGGCCCCATTGAGCTCGCCCGCTGTTCCGTCTGGGCGTCATGGCTGTCCATGGCACCGCCCACCGGCTCGAAGCCTATGATCGCCGTTGGCCGGCGCTAGGTGTAATACTTCCCGTTGTGGGCATCTTCTCCCGCCGTCCTGACCCCGAGGTCCGAGCATCCGGCTACAGCGCCGCCGACATTGCCATCGCCGGCGGCGACCCCGGACTCGTCTGGGGCAGCACCCTGCGGTGGCGTGCCATGCGCGTCCCAACAATCAGCCGAGCCCGAGACCTCATCTGTACGACGGTCGGGTCGCTCCCGCTCCGCGGCTACACCATCATCTGGGACCCTGAGCGCCTCGAGTACGTCGAGCTCCGCATCCAAGATGAGCCGTGGATGGTGCGCCCCAACGAACGGACCACCCGCTCACACATGATCTCGTGGACGGTCGACGACCTCGTCTTCCACGGTCGGAGCTACTGGCTCATCCAGAGCCGCTACAGCACCGGCTACCCCGCCTCGTTCCTCCGTATCCCCGCCGAAGAGGTCAACCTCCAAGCCGAGATCTGGGAAGCCAACGCTCCCGTCGGCACCTACACCATCACCTGGCGCGGCGCCGAGCTCGACCCCGCCAACGTCGTCATCTTCTACAGCCCCATCCAGTCCCTGCTCGAGACCGGCTCCACGGCGATCATCCAAGCCGAACGGCTCGGCCTCGCCGCCACACGCTTCGCCACCACACCGGCCGCCATGGGATGGCTCCGCCAGGTCGAGGGAGAGGACCTCAACGCCCTCGAGCTTGCCGAGCTCGCCGCCACCTGGGCCGAAGCCCGCGACACCTCCGCCGTCGCGGCGCTCAACCGTTCCGTCGAATGGCATGAGTCGAGCATCGACCCCGACCGGCTCCAACTCATCCAAGCCCGCCAGCATTCCGCCCTCGAGCTCTCTCGCGTCGCCAACATCCCCCCCTACCTCGTCGGTGCCGAGACCTCGAGCTTCACCTACGCCAACGCCCAGCAGGCGCGGCAGGACCTCATCCTCTTCGGATGCGCTCCCTACATCGCCTGTATTGAGGAAACGCTCTCTGGCCCGATGGTCTCCTCGAGGTCGCGTGCCATCCGTTTCGACAAGTCGGCATGGCTCGACGCCATCGCCCCGACCTCCCCCACCGGAGCCCCATCGTGAACATCATCACCGCCGCCCTCTCCGAGGTGCGCCTCGAGTGCGCCCTCGGCGACGAGGAGCGCACCATCGTCGGCCTCGCCGCACCGTGGAACGTCACCGCCAACGCCTCCACCGGCCCCGTCCGCTTCCAGCCTGGAAGCCTCCCCACCGACGGACCGGCGCCCAAGTTCCTCCGCGACCACGACAGCACCAAGCCGCTCGGCGTCGTCACCGAACGCTGGGCCGATGATCGTGGCGTTTATTTCAAGGCTCGAATCAGCGCCACAGCCGCCGGCGACGAGGCTCTCGTCCTCGCCGCCGACGGCGTGCTCGATGGCGTCAGCGTTGGCGCCCATCCCACCGCCTGGACGATGGAGGGCAATACCATCGTTGTCAAGGCCGCCGAATGGCAGGAGCTCAGCCTCCTCCCGTTCCAAGCGTTCAAGGACGCAAGAGTCACCGAGGTCCGTGCGGCCGAGGAGCTCGAGCCCGACCACAACCCCAACCCCGAACCCACCTCCGAGGAGGAACCCATGGACCCCATCACCCTCGAGGCCGCCGCCACTCCGACGGCCCCCATCATCGTCAAGGCCGAACCCGCCCGCACGCTCGAGGAGATCATCCTCGACGTCGCCAAGGGCCGCGGCATCCGCGCCGCCAACCAGGACACCGGCGACTCCACCGGCCTCATCCCCGAGCCCATCGTCGGCCCGCTCTACAACGGCCTCGCCGTCAACCGCCGCCTCGTCTCGGCCGTGGGCATCCGCCAGATGCCGAACAGCTACGGCAAGACCTTCACCATTCCGAAGGTCACCCAGCGGCCCACCGTCGGCCTCCAGGCGGCCGAGTTCGACACCCTGTCGAGCCAGGCCATGATCGTCTCGTCGGTCACCGTCAACCGCTCCACCTACGGCGGCTACGTCGACCTCAGCGAGCTCGACGTCGACATCACCAGCCCGAGCGCCCTGTCGCTCGTCATCGAGGAGATGGGCAAGGCCTACGCCATCGAAACCGAGGAGGCCGCGTGCGCCGCCCTCGTCGCCGGCGCCATCGTCACCGACGCGATCACGAGCTGGACGGACGCCAACGAGATCATCACCGCGATCTTCGACGCCGCCGTCAGCATCGTCGGAGCCACCGGCGAAATGCCGACGCACATCTTCTGCGCTCCGGACCGGTACGCCGACCTCGCCGTCCTCCAGTCGACTGCCGGCAACTTCATCTTCCCGAGCCTGAACCCGATGAACGCCTACGGCCGCCTCGACGCCGGCAGCCTCGACGGCTCCCCCGCCGGACTCGAGCTCGTCGTCTCGCCGCAGTTCGCCGCCGGCACCTTCATCGTCGGCCGCCCCGACGGTATGCGCCTGTTCGAGCAGCAGAAGGGCGCCATCAGCGTCGATCAGCCGGCCACCCTGTCGGTCCGAGTGGCGTGGCGTGGCTACTTCGCCGCAGCGTTCCTCGACGCCAACAAGTACGTCAAGTTCGTCTGACGTTCCCCCGGACGACGACTCACCACCTGGAGCGGCACCGTGCTACGGACCATCGTGACAAAGGCATCCCTCACGACCAACGTGGCCACGCTCCAGGTGGTGAGCAACGCCGGCCTTTACGCCGGCTGGACGGTCACCGTGGAAGGTGTCAGCGCCGTCTATGACGGCACCGTCACCCTCACCAACGTCGAAACGGTCACCGTGGACGACGTCGACCTCCAACAGGTCTCATACGCGCTCGTCCACGCCGACGTGGCCGAAGCCTCCGTCTACGGACAGCTCGTCGTCCCCGTCACCTGGGCAACCTACGCCGACGTCGTCGCCGACATCGCCTACGACCCCATCGACTTCACCGACATCAGCTACCTCGAGCTCGCGCTCGAGTCGGCCAATTCGTGGTGTTGGAACAAACGCGCGCAAGCCGGCTACACCGACATCCCGACCATCGCCCCCGAACCTCAGGTCAAGCGGGCCGTCATCAAGACGGCCGGCTCATGGTACAAAGGCCGCGGCGCTGTGGATAACTTCCCGAGCTTCCAAGAGCTCGACGTCCAGCCGCAAGCGTTCGGAGGTCAGTACCCCGACATCCTCAGGATGCTCGGCGTCGGAAAGCCCAAGGTCGCATGAACACGCTCGAAGCCGGCCGCCAGCTCGTCGTCGACACCCTCGAGGCGCTCTCCTGGGACGTCGTCACCGACTCGCGCTCCATCCGGCCGCCGGTGGTGTTCGTGGACATCCCGTCCGTGACCCGAGTGATCAGCTCCACCATGCTCGAGCTCGAGGTCCCCATCCACCTCCTCGCGCCACCGCCTGGCAACGCCACCTCCCTCGAGTTCCTCCTCGACAAGGTCGACCAGGCCATCGCCACCAACCTCCTCATCACCGCCGGCGTCCCTGAGACGTTCACCGTCGGAGGTCAGGAACTACCCTCGTACCAACTCACCACCCGCATCACAGTCAGGAGAACCTAGCCATGGCATTCCCCGTCACCGGCCGCACCCTCACCCTCGAGATCAACTCTGTTGTCGTCTCCGCAAAGACGATGGAGGCCACGCTCACCCCGAGCCAGGACACCACCGTCTCCAAGGCCTTCACCGCCACCTACTCCAACGTCGACCTCCCGAGCTGGGAGCTCAACGTCAAGAGCTTCCAGGACTGGAACGAGGCCAGCAGCTTCGCCGAGGCGCTCACCACCGCCGCCGCCGCTGGCACCGCCATCCCGTTCGAGCTCGGCGTCGACGGTGGCGTCTGGAGCGGCGACATCATCCCCGTCTACTTCCCCGTCGGCGGTAGCGCGGACTCGGTCCTCGAGCTCGACGTCACCTTCCCCGTCACCGGCAACGCCACCTACACCCCGAACCCCTGAGAGGTAGCCCATGCGCTTCAAACTCAACGTGACCCTCAGCGACGGCCGAGCCTACGTCGCCCACATCACCCCATGGGTGTGGGTCGCGTGGGAGAGGCGCACGAAGGGCAAGGTCGCCAACATCGCCACCTCCGGCCTCGGCATGGAGGACATGGCCTTCCTCGCGTACGAAGCCCTCAAGCCGGCCCACCTGAGCGAACTCCCGCCGACGTTCGATACGTTCGTTCAGGCGCTCGAGCAGGTGGAGCCGGTGGAGGACCCTGAGACGGACCCTACCCCGCCGGTAGCGTCGGCCGACTAGTCGCAACGGTCGCCGCCGAGACCGGCATACCTCCCTCCGCTCTCCTCGAGGACTCGGCCATGCTGGCCACCATTGTCGACGTCCTCAACGAGAAAGCGAAGAGGCAGAAACGTGGCTAAGACTCAGCAGGTCACCGGCGTCACCGAAACGCTCCGCATCCTCCGCCGGCTTGAGCCCGACATCCGCAAAGAGGCCCCCAAGCGTCTCAAGGC